GGGATTAAAGATGATACAGTGTTTCCTATTTTTCCCAATTCAGTAAATAATTTAAATTTTCACACAATTTACAGTGTTTCATATTTTTACCAATTCAATAAAAAATTTTCACACAATTCACACAATTCACACAATTGTTTTAATTTTCACACAATTCATATAATATAAATAAAAGGTAACATTATTTGTTACCTTTTAAAATTTCGTTAACTCTTTTTTGTATTTTTTAGGATTTGAACCGTTATAATGATTTTTATTATTATGTTTTGTCATATCAATTATTTTCATCATTTATATAAACCCCCTCATTTAAAAGATTATTTAATAAATCTAATTCATCTTTTAAAATATTATTCGGTGTTTTTATAAATCCTTTTAAATAATTTCCTTTTATACTTTTACCAACACCTTTAATATATAATTTTGGTACTTCATAAGCTAATCTAGTTTGAATATTTTTAAAACTTTTTAATTCTCCAGTAGGTTTATATGGTATTTCAACCCCTATTGATATTATATTTTTATATAATATTTTTTCTTCATCAGTAATAAATAAAGTGGTAGTATTAGTTAAAACTTCATAAGTAATATATCCCCTTATTGTTTTACCTTTTATATCTTCATAATCTAAACTAACATCATTATTAAAAGGTATTTTTATATAACATTCTGTAACATCTGATATATCTGGTACTGTAAATTTGAAAATATCTAATGAAGAGTAATTATTTTTAAATATATTTGCTACAACTTCACTACTTATATATCCGGTTTTAATAGTGGTTTCAATTAATTGTTCATTATTAAATTTAATTGGATAAGTATAAGTATTTATAATTAATTCTTCATTAATAGTACCTTGTTGTTTAATTTGTCTTAAGGTGTTAATATCTACATAATAAGTAGTAAAAAAACTATTATTTATATCAGGTTCTAAATCTTCTTCACTTTCAGCAGTAAAAATTAAATCATTTAATAAAGACTCATAACCCTCAATCTCTCCGAATATATTTGTAACACTAGAACTAAAGGGGAGCGCTCTTAATTTAACATCACCATAAGTACCTGAATAATCTCTACTAAATCTTTCATATACTCCGAAAATTAGTTTATATTCATTAAATCCACCTAATAAAAAAATATAATGAGGTTTATTATTAATTACAGTTTCATAAACTAATGAATTATTTAAATTAATTCCTGCTAATTGGAAATCTTCCTCTGCAACATTAATATATAAATTTAATTCCCTTGTTAAGGGTTGAAAATTGTTCTGTGTTATTTCCAATGTACTATATTTAAAAGAAAATTCAGGTTTTAATTTAAATCCTTGATTAGCTACTACAACAAAATAATATCCAATTCTTTCGATTTGTTCATCTTCATTACTAAATTTACTTGTAATTATCGTCTGATACTGTGCTGAAAAATAACTGGTATCAACATAACAATTAATAAGGTTAAAATTTTCCACGAATTCATTATATTTAGCCATATTTACCCTCCTATAATTAGTAGGAATTTAGTAATATCATAAATAGAATTAAAATCAATTTCATTATTAGTAATAACTAAAACACCATCTTTAGAATAAAAATCACTATTAATTATATCTTCTTTATAACTCATTAATACATCTATTTCACAATTTATTTTAAATAAACCATTTCCTAATAAATCAATATCTTTTATATAATAATATCTTCCTAATTCTTCAATATAACAATAATTTCCGCCTTCATAATTTTTTAATATTAATGAAGGGTTAATTATATTAGAATTTTCTTTAAAAGTAAAGGATAATGTATTTATTTCTTCCAGTCTTTTATTTACAACATTATGATTAGATAAATTATTATAAAAAGTAACATTCATACTATCACCTCTTAAAATTTAAGGTAGGTTTAAAACCTACCTTAATTATTCACTTCATCTTCTACATTTGGATTTTCTACATTTGTATCTTCTTCATCTTCTATATAAAATACTATGAAGTTTTGATTGAAATCATTGAAGTAACCACAATCAACTTTATAGAAGTTAGTGTAAAATTCAGCTTTAGGATTATAATTAGTAGTAACCCTTCTGTCTAAATTGGCAACACCTAAAGCCTTTTTATCAAATAATACGCCAATTATTCCTGCTTGTGTTACTTCTTTAGGTGTACCTGTACCATCATTAACTAATACATTTATAGTAGATATATCATTAAATGTATAATTTTTACCGCATCCTTGCCAATATGGTACACTATCAAAATTCTTCAATCCAGTATATTCATTATGCCTTACATCAGCCTGAAGGAATACATTAGATGAATGGACAAAATCAGTTAATAAAATCAAATTAGCGTTTTCACTATTTGTAAACCTTTCTTTTTCACCTATATTAAATAGCGTTGAAATTCTTGTTATTCTATCAATATAGGTATTAATTATGAAGTTTGCAAATCTTAAAAAGTTAGCGTCTGTTAATGCTTCATCAGCAGTTAAATCTTCACCAAATTTAGTGTTAAATTCTTTTAATAGGTTTATTGAAGTATTAGGATTATTTTTTAATATAACATTACCAATATAATTATTAATTGTTCTCATAATTAATTCATCTAATTTTATAGTTAATGAATTTTCTACACTAGTAGTTATCATAGATAAAAACCCGTTCATCTGTGTAGCGTTTGAAAATGAACCTTTAACTTGATTTTCAGCAAAGGAAATGGGTACTTCAAAAGTAACTTTATTATCGAAAAACTTACTACTTACTGTAGGTTGATAAAAAATATTTGGGTCATAACTTAGACCGTTAACTAAATTCCATGTACTATTCATAAATGCTTCAGGTAATTCACTATCTACTCTTTGAAGTATTGAACCGTATTCCCACTTGTCCATCAATACACTAGGTGCTTTTCCTTTGTATTTCTGATTATTAAATTCTACTTTACCAATATGATGAACTAGTTTATTAACATAACTGTCAACTTTTTCAGCGTTAATAATTTCTTTTCCTACATCTACAATATTAGATAAATCTTCCTGAACTAAATTACTTTTTCCTAATACTTCATCTGTAATAGTACTTAAAATTTCATAAATTTGTTTAACTTCCATAATAATTACCTCCGTATTCATAATTTTCTAATTATATTATACTACTTAATCATAAACTTGTAAACATAACATATTCACAATATCTTTATATATTTCATACCTGTAATTAGGATATGTTTTAAATATCTTAACTAAAAAGTCAATTCTATCTTTATTAAATCCTTTATACGTTGTTTCTGTTGTTCCTTCATTCTCATTATTAACATTTTCATCTGAAATTATAGTATTTTCCTTACTAGTTTTAGATTGTTCATATTCATCATTTTCATCGAATGGTATTATATAATCTTTATTATTATCATTATTAGATACATTACTATTTTTACTCATTGTACTAGTATTACTTTTACTAGTAATTACTGTAGTTTCCATAGTAACATTTTCTTTAATAATATTAGATATATTTTCTAAATCACTCCATTCTTGACTTTTTAAATCGAATATTAAACCTATTGAACTTAAACCATCAGCTTTAAATAATTCTTCAATAGCAGGTAATAAAGTCCTATTACCATATAAATAAATTAATTCAGTAAAATAAGGTTTAGTGTTAGGTATCCCGTCAAAAAAACTTATAAAATCAAGTAAATTATATTCATCATTTTTTAAGTCTTTTAATTTCATCATTTTCAGTTTTATCATCTTCATTACCCCTTTCTAATTTATTAATATTTTCTCCTAAATTAAATCTTAATTCCCATGAACTTGTAAACTCTACTTTTACATTTAAATTATACTTTTCGTTTAATTCTTTTAACCCCTTCCTTCTCGAATTTAACATATTATCAACTAGAGGATAAACACTATTTTTACCAACTTCAACTTCACTAGATATTAATCTTTCTTTTTTCATATTGTTATTATGATATAAACCAATTTCATTATAAAATTGTGACTTAATGTAATTATCATATTCTATTAAATCATGTAGACTTGTACTCATAGAATGAGAAGTATTTACGTTAATACTATCATAAAGTAATGAACTAGTTATAATTCCTAAATCTCCGTTTTTAACTTTTTCTAAATAATTTTTAACACTTTCTGCTGTTCCGTCATCATTTGCAATAAACACCTTTTCGGTTCTTCTCCATAAATTAGATAAATATAATGTATTGGTACTTTCATTAATTAAAAAACTATATTTTTTAAATATTTCCATTAAACCAATACCTAAATAATCATTTTTTATTAATACACCTTCTTCAATATTCATTGTTTTAACTTCTCTAGTATCATTTAAATAAACATTACCTTTTAAAGCGTTTCCGTATACATCAACTTCATCATATATTAAATCAATAGGTAAAACAACTAAATTATCCTTATATTCAGTTATAAAAGCTATTCCTTTAATTTGTAGTAATTTTTCTAATTCTACATAATCAATAGTTTCAGGTAAACCATCGTATAAAAACATAGTTAAAGTTTTATTTAAAAAACTTTTTATTAAATTGTTAATATTATTTAATTTGTCATTAGGTTTATAAATTGCCAACCCATTCATATAATCATAAAATAATCTCTTTTCTTCTTTACTTAACATATTTACATCCCCTTTCTACATTCTATTAAATAATTATTAATTGTATCTCCAACTTCATTATCTTGATAATAAACTTTATCATAGATAAAGAATTCTTTTATTCTTTGTTCTAATTTATTACGTGGTTTTAGTATATTTCTATTATAATTCATTTTTGAATTAAATTCCAGTGTATAAATTAAATCTTTATCAGGATTTTTTATTTCTGTAGTTTTTCGGTGAATATAAGTAAATAAATTATTATCAACTAATATTATATTACATTGAAATATTTGTCTTTCATGTTCGATAAAATAAGTGAATAATACATCTTTAGGTTTATATTTTACAGGTAAATGAGGATAAATATCTAATTCCCATGCTCCTGTTTTAATCATTTCTAATTTAGGATTGTTAAAAGCAAAGTAGAAGTTATTAGCTTTTGATTTTCCTGTACTTCTGCAATATTCAACAGCAACCTTTAATTTACTGTTACCATATCTATATACATCAATTGTACCTTGTTCTTGTTTCTGTATATCTTTTAAACCCATTTCATTAAAATAAGGACAATATTTATTAACTGTATTACCTAACATAAAAATTTTAACATTTGTTCTATCTCTTACTATCGTTGAAATAGTATTCATAAATAATATAAATTCATCAGGCAAATAAACCTGTCTAGTTATAAATTCATCAAATATTATAGTAGTAATATTAGGATAACTAATACTTTTATTATGTTCTGTATCTGATAAACTAAAAGGATAAGCTATAACTTCATTATCATTATAAATAGCTTTTCCAACTTCATTATAATTACAAGGATAAAATTTACCTGCCCAATAATGGATACCTTCATATTTACCCTTTGATAATTTTTTTATTTCTTCATTTTTAATTAAACTAGAAAATATTTCACTTGCTCTATTCCCTCTTATATCAGTTTGCCACCTTCTAACAATTGCAAATTGTTCACCTGTTTTAAAATATCTTTCAACACCATATTTCAAACAAGCATAAGTTTTACCGTTTGACCTTTCACCTATAATAATATTATAGGTACTATCAGTTTTTAAAATATTCCTTAAATCATAATATTTACCCATTTTTTATAACCCCCTTAAATAAATATCCTTCTTGTAATAATTTATAAAATTTTATATAAAATTCTGATATATTCAAAGTATAATCAGCTTTTTCTAAATGAACACCTGATAAACTAGTTTCAATATTTTTATTTCCTAAATAATCAGTAATTTCATAAGTTTTTTCACTGTCAATATAAGTATGAGTATTTTTACCGGTTCTATCAGCAGGAATATATAAATTATCATCAAACATTTCAAATACTTTGGTATTATCATAATTACATTTTTCCTTCATGTATTCTATACCGTTTCTTTTTGATAAACCTGCTACAGTTAAATATAATTCATCATCTTCTTCATAAAGGTATCTTTTTGCTCCTAAAGTTTTAAATCTTGTATATTTACCTTCAAAATCCCAAACACCACATAATTTTATTTCACCTTTTTTATTTTTAGGATATAAAAGTTTCTCATCTAAATTATAGTATTTTAAAGTTAACTTTTGCTTTTCCACTATCCATTCATTATATTTATCGAAAAAGTTTTTATGCTTTTCATAATTTAAAAACTTTATACTATCGGTATCACTATAAATATAGTCATCTTTTAATTCAAATATTCCTAACCATAAATTCCTTCTTGCATATGCAGTAACCCATACCCCCCATGGATAAAATAAAAAACGTGACCTTTTATTATTATATTTTTCAATTTCTTCTTTTTTGTCAACTTGTTCAATTTCCCAATCATTAGTATATATAATATTATCCCTTACAATATCGGTTACCATCATGCCATAAATCGAATTTAACATACCTTTACTTAAAAGATATTCAACTTCTTTTCCTTCAACCCCTTTTAACTCTGTTTTCTTCTGATATAATTCCAGTATACTCTCAATTATAGCTTTAGGTAAATAACCCTTTGGATAGCAAATCAAATCATGAATAATCATATTATCATAATCATAACATCTTTTAATCACCCATAAATCAACATCAGTAATTACAGTAGTTACAAAATCAGCGTTATATATTCTTCCATTATTTATAAGTTTTTCACCTCTAATTTTACATTTACTTTCTGATAAATAACTATCATGATGAAATTTATTTTTAAGTCCAACAAAACTAATTACAATTAAACAACAGAAATTATTTAAATAATAATCATATTCATTTTTTAATATTTCTTCCTTTGAAGGTCTAAATCCCTTACCCATGGGGAATTTTTCGGATAACATTACAGCAGGATAAGAACTAGTAAAATCCATAGAATAAACATCTTTTATTATTTTATTAGTATGAAAAGCGTTAGCATGAGTAAAACCACCCATAAAAGCCCATTTTAATTTTAAATATTCATCTGTTTCTAATGTTAAGCGTTCAATTATTTCTCTATAATTTCTCATTTTACTTTTACTTGACTTATATTTACTTTTACCTTCATTATAATAACACTTATTTTTTACATATTCCCTCACCCTTCCTGTATTAGTTAAGGGTATTTTAGTTATATTATCATAAATTTCTATTTGCTCATTAATATAATAAAGAATAATTAAGATATCATTTTCTAAATATCTTAATTCATCTTCCGTTATAGGTGTTTTTGTATGCCTTACTAAATGATAATCTAAATCACCTACTAACTTTTCTATTTTATATTTATTTAAGTTTTTAGCAGTATTTTCTAAATTATAACCGCTTAAAATATAACTATCTCTAAATTCAATTCCTAATGAACATAAAGCCTTAATAGGTTTGCGTTCCTCAACTGAATAAACATTCAACCATTTAAAATGTTTTCTCATGAATTGAAATTCAAATCCTAAATTATGAACATAACATACTAATCGTCTGTTTTCATGTAAATTTAATTCATTAGATAATTCATTTAAAAATATCTTAAATTCTTCCCATGTTCTTCCATAATATAATACTTCACCATTAGAACCTAAACCAAAACCCCATAAATACATAAAAGCGAACTTATCATTATTTACATAGGTTGAAGTAGTTTCTATATCAAAAGCACATTCAATATTTAAATATTCAATAGATTGTTTATTGTGATAGTCATATTTTCTTGTAGTAGTATATTCTATATTTAAATTCATTTTCTCACCTGCTAATTATAATAAACTGTCTGCTAATTCATCTAACATTCTATCCATTTCACTATATACAACACTTTCAACTATTTTTTTACTCATTTCTGCTACAGTTTCTTCAGTTAATTCTAACTCATGCCCAACTTCTTCTACATAATCACTTACAACTTCCCATATTTTTTGATAACCAATAGCTACCCCTATTTCTTTAGAATTATATAAATATTCTTTTATTTTAGCTGTAGTTTCAAAGAATGTATTTAACTTTCTTTGTAAATCTGTAAAGTCTTGATATTTTTTAATTCCTACTTCATTAGCAACATTTTTAAAATATTGTTTTGCACCTTTAACCGTTGAAGTTTGTTTATTTAAAAAATCATTCATTCTTGCTATTTCCTGTTTTAATTCTTCCATATTTTTCCCCTTTACACTAAATTTTTGTGAACCATCTTCAACCCATTTCTGATAAGCAGGCGAATTTATTAGGTTTTGTTGTTCTAATCTTCTCAATCGTTTGTTAGCCATAGATACTAAACGTCTTGCTTCCGCCCTTAACTCCCTTTCTTTATCTGTAAATCGTACCCCTCTTTCTATAGTAAAATTCTTTTTCATTTAAATAACCTCCTTTACAAAACATTTAAGAAAATAAATTGTTCTTAAAATATTCTCTTTGTTCTTCATTACCTAAACTATAATAAATAGATATAAATTTTAAATTATTACTTCTCCCATTTTCAAAACTTGATAAAGTGCTTAATTTTATTCCTGTAATTTCTGATACTTCTTGTAAAGTTAGTTTTAATATATTCATTCTAAATAGTTTGCAAAATTCATTTACACTATTAACATTAATTTTCATTTTATCCCCTCCTTTTTAATAGAATAAGTAAAGGAATAAATCCTTTACTTATTCTTGTTTTTACTTTCTACTATAAAATTTACACTATAAAATTTCTTATTAGGATATTTATCAGGTAATGAATAAGTGTATATTTCAATAAATACTTCACTATTGTTTATTTGTTCAATACTTTCTTCATCATTTCTTATTTTTTCTACAGTTTCGAACATATGAGAAGGTAAAGAAATATTAAATCCTTCTGACTTTGCGAAACAACCGTTTCCATATACACTCTTATATGTATATAAACCGGTTATTAAATACCTTCTTTCCTTTCCATTTTCTTCATATAATTCTTTTAATGTTTTAAATTCATTATACCTCTCTGTATTAGTAAATAACATATCACTTTTATTAAACTTTGTAATACCCATAAATCATTTCCCCTTTCTAATAAAGTTATTATTTTATTACATTTTAACTATATCATAATTAAAAAATAAATACAACATTATTAAATAATTAAAAGTTTATTTATTCATAATCAAACAATTAAAACAATTGTGTGAATTGTGTGAATTGTGTGAAAATTTTTTATTGAATTGGTAAAAATATGAAACACTGTAAATTGTGTGAAAATTATTTATTGAATTGGTAAAAATATGAAACACTGTAAATTGTGTGAAAATTTAAATTATTTACTGAATTGGGAAAAATAGGAAACACTGTATCATCTTTAATCCC